CCAAGGATTCTTCTAACCTCAGTAAACAGTGTGTAGAACAAATCTGATACACCTTTTAAAGTTGTGACTCATAGATAAAAATTTCCGATACATTCGCATCGGTAAAAAACTCTACAAGTTCATTAAACTAAATTAAATGTATCACAGACCACATCTTACGATGCGACCTACCTCAGGGTCACTCTGAGGGTACGTATTGGGTTGATTAATCCCGTCAATACGCTGACTGGTCTCTCCTTGTCAAATCACTTATCAATAGTGATTAAATAGAGAGACTTAGCTTGATGGAGGGGCTGCTTCATAATAGAAAATTGGGGGTCCCAGGTAGAAATACAGACCGAAGTCTTCTCCTGTACTCACAAAATTCTCTATTCTATGAACGCCGTTACCATCACCACCAGAAACTATGGTTGTAAACCAAGTTTGTGATGGTGCTGATGAAGCTGCATTGGTTTTCTCCTTTGCAAATTCAAATTTGTTGTTATTGTAGTAGGGGATTTCAACCGACATAGTCGGATTGACAGCCAAAGACTGGACTTGGGCTCCGTCGAGTCCTCCCCTACCAAGGTACTTATTGATTGCTAACGCTTGTCCACCGGGATTACTCGCGTTACCCAGTGGTGATTGCGTCACAACAACAGTTCGACCAACCGCATTCTCCAATCTGGAGACATACATCGAACTGCCGACTCTATCAAGTGTAGAGGCTTCAAGAAAGTACCTTATCCCTCCGCGTCTAGCAGCATACGCGCAAGAAATGTATTGCAAAAGTGTCATCTGTCCATAAACATATGCACCTTCCGCCAATCCTATCACACGACCAACAACTGCTGCGCCTGTACGATATCCCGGGTATAGTGGAAATGCTGGTTGACTAAACGTCAGCACTCTATCTACACCAGGTAAATCGGGAATTACGTGTGAAAAATTGTATCTACGCAACAACTGTCTGAAACTCGGTATCGACTCTCCGAAGTACACTAATGTACTTCCATCTGTGATGTCCGAATTCATTGCTAGTGCTCGAGTTGTGCTTGTAGATTCCGATGCATTGGCTTCTTCAGAATGTGGGTTTAGTGCATCCCCCAATCTGAGTCTACCAACTATAGCGGATGTCGGAGCTGCAACCTCAAAGTTGTCGTGAACCGACACGAAAACGTTCACCTCAATATCATTATCGACTGTATCATCGGGTACAGCCAACTGATTGACAACATACACAGAAAGAATACCATTTCCCAATGTACCATCACGGAGCAAAGGTACAGTTGGGTTAAACATGGTTCCTTCCGCGTCTCCAGGTACATGATGTTGTCGCCAAGCAAGCGATTCTCCCCAGCCAACATCAATTGTGACATCTTTCTCATTCGAGATATCAACAATTGTTGTGTAAGCTGTGTTATATTCTGCTGTGACTTGGGTTCCTTGAGGGTCGTAAACAATCTTCAACCTGCCTTTGTGAAACTTGCTACACACAATTTGAAACCGATATCGCATAGTTCCCCTCCAATATTCGAAGGGTTGAACTGCAAAAGACGGTGCGGTAAGATGAATCTCTTCGCCAAATCTTGCGTGTACACCAGGATCAACGCGCACGTTGAAGAGCAACGATTCTGAGGTGTTTATTTTTCTCCAATCAAAAGACGTGAGATATGACTCTTTCTGTGCAATGTACAGAACAGTCATCTCATCAACAGGTTCCAGTCCTAAAACTCGAGGATCAATGGTTAACTCTTGTTTTGCATCCACAGTAAGTTTTGATACTTCTGAGTCTACATTAGTGTATGCCAATGTTCCTTTAGTTTCAGGTCTGAATTTTGACGTCTCCAATTGGGGAGGTGAGCTATAACCAAAAAGAGTTGCAATTTGACCAACAGTGGTTGCACCCATGCGTGTTGCAGTCGCATAAGGTCCAATGTATGGTATTTTCTCCGCATAACCTGCCATTCTAGCAATTGCACCAGCAATACGAGATACAGGTTTAATCTGATACTCATCTGCTTGTGGAACCAACCCAGATGGATTGGTTTGCGTTGGAATGGCAAGTTTTACGTCTTCTGCCCAAGCGAAAACAGCTATATTAATGGTAGAAGTACCACCATTTGCTGTTTTAAGCGGGTTAAGTTGCAACATGTCAATTTCTCCCATCCCTTCAATGTCTACTCCCGAAGGAATCAACAATGCTGGTTTGTAATGAAAGAAAGGTAAACACATTTCTGCCCCTTGACCCTCCATAGGGTCCAAGAAAACATGCGGTCTCTGCGTTGCAGCCACAGCATCTACAGTCAACAAAGTTCTTGTGACAGTGATGTCGTCAAGTGTGTGCAAAGGATTATATGAAACCAACATTCTACCATAATGAAATGGTGTCCCGTTGATCACAAACTTCACACATAACTTACTACGCAACAGATTGAAATTCGCAATTCTATTAGCTACTCTTTTGTTTCTGTAAAACAGCGTCCAAGGGTTAAATCGTGCCCCCAAGGTTACTGAAGTTGACCATTCATATTCGGCAATCTTTATCGGACGCCTGAAAAAATCTGCATGATCGACATCTGTTTCCAGAATCTGCTCAAAAGAATCCATCACTGTTCCTCCCACATGTTCATGGTTGTCTACAGTAGTAGATTCAAAATCAACATTTTCTACTTCTTCTGATTGTGGTCTGAAAGCTCCATCCATCGCACGTACTCCTATAAGAAGAACCATTAAAGTAGAAAGAATATTGATCGTCCTATCCAGGACTGACGGTTTTGAATTGTCCGCTACAACACTTTTGTTTTCATTCAAAATTTCATTAAAAGTAGTGATGCTCTTTATTTTTCCACGCAGTGCTTGCATCAGGCACTACGTCAGAGCTCAATGTTTTGGTTGATTAAACCATCAGTAAATACTGATAACATCTTAAACGTACACATTCCTCCAGAAAAAGCTGCCTTGAGGTGCAGTCGCTTCTGTGGTAAATCAGTGGACGAGTTCTCATTTTAACGAAACGGCGCAAGAGAGACGCCCAGTGTTTATCGTCACCGCTGACTGGTTCATGAAAAGGTCACAAACCGAACCTGGATGTTTAACGTCATCCCTGACGGGATGCTATTTAGCATCCATATTTTTGAATCCAGTGTTCTACACGGGATTCGAATGGAAGCAGAATATCACCAGCCGGCAAGTCAACTCTCCTGCATACCTCTTCCATCTGTTTGAGCCGTAGTTCGTAAACCTCTCTTCCATGTGCAAACCATTCATGCATAGCCCCCTGTAGAACTGATCGCTGCAATTCGGCAGTCGAACAGTTCTTGGACTTTACATTGCTGTGCAACGATTTGAAGATCGAATTTTCATCAAGTTTTCCAATAGTCTGGTCAATTTCAGGAATATAGTTTGACTTTCTTTTTAGAAAGTCAACATCTTCCTTGTCCAAAAACTCAGAACTTGAGTCATCTTTACATGGTAACGTGACTTTCATCTTATGTTTAGCAAGAAAATCTTTGAAATATTCAAAATTGAAATCTCTGTATTCTTGCACTACACTTCCAATGAAATCGTCACCGTATGTCAATGCACTCACACACTTGCGAAAATCTCCGACCTTCACATCTTGAAAAAGTTGGAAAAATGCAATTCGCACGTACAAGCTTCCAGCTGTACCATTAATGTCCACTGTCAAATTATTTCCTGATGTATTCATGTTGAAAGCCATGAACAAAACTCCATTCCAATCAATTAAAGGATGAGTCAAGTCCAAAACCATCATCTCCATCATTTCAATGTCTTCTGACGTGTAACCAGGTACGCTTTTAGCTAACTCGATGAACAAATACATCACAGATCGCGTGATTTGAGAATTCATCCTCACATCGTACTTACTGTAATCCCAAGCGATCATTTTCCCATCTGCGGCATATTTCTCAGCATGTTGCATCAAAATTTGCCACTCAGGACCCATCGCATTTACTCCTACAGCAGATTCAGTCAAAGTAGGGTTGTGGTGCATAAAACGCAATATTGGCAGAAAATAAATTCTCAACCAAATTCCGAATGCTACACTACCACCCTGAAAAACTCGAAGTTTTTCTGAATCAACAGGAGTTGGTTCATCTTTAAGTGTCGCAGCTGTTACAGGATAGGCACGAATACC